TCAGCCAATATCCTTCAATGCAATGGAGTTCAGTTCAGCAAGTTTTTCAGTCGCTAAAATTTTTAGACGTTCAGAATGACCAAAGATGATGTCTCGAATACCTTCAGCATCTTCTCCCTCAAATTCTTTATGGTCGAATGTAGAGAGACCTTTAGCGTCATTGATGAAAGCCTTTAGCTTTATTAACATTTCTTCACTGAAATACATTGAACATGAGTAAGTTACCGCTATGAGTTCTCGCATGGAGTCACGAAATATCGCATCATCAGTGAAGTGCCCGATATCTTTCCTGTATTCAATAACTTGATTCTTGTTGTTTGCTAGCCCCCAAAAAGCAATGTTCTCGACAGAACTTAGTGCTATGGAGTAAGCCTTAAGTTTTGCATCCCAGAACTTCTCTTTCTGATACTTTTTATAACCCCACCTACTACCAAACCAAGCACCTGCAAATCCGACAACAGCAGGTAGCATTTTTTCAATAACCCAAGGTAAATCCATAAGACCTCGCGATAGCTCTGTGATACAAACAATATACCCTAGCTCTGCCCGCCTAAAATTCATGATTTACTCGTCAACTCAAATTTTCAGTTACTCATATTGATGTAACTGCTCTCCAGCCCTCATCAGCTCTGGCTTTCAAACATTATCAACAATTTCATGCCGCCAACTAAACGATCCTTCCGGACTCACGGAAAATTAAATTTATACAATTAAATCATTATGATAACCACACTCCTTAGATCCTCCGCAGACCCTGAAAACTAAAAAACACTGAAATTCTTTTCAATCTTTTCAGTTTTGGTTTTGCGGCAGACAGCTAGCAGCGGCGCGGGCTGGCAGTCTGGTTTGTAGAAAAATAAAACTGAAAAATTTTATCGTTCAAGAAACCGCAGGCGGGTGCGGTGTAGTGCCGTTTTTGTCTGTGAAGTATTTCTTTTGTCAGCATGTAGAGCCGTCAATGCTTCTCTATGCATTTGATCCTTTTGAGGTGTCTCGTGTCGTATCTGAGCATTGCAATGCGTACAGTGCGCGTTCTGTGCCGCCTGTTAACAGGCACAAAAAACCCGCATTATGCGGGTTAGCGGAATACTCTATTTATATCAACCGATATGAAACTATGGTTATCGGCAGGCTTTCTGACCAACGTAGTATGCAATTGAACGGTCAATTATAGGTGCCATATTTGGATCTGGTGCCGAGCCATTCATTTGCTCGATAGTGTCACCGCTTCCAAGATACTTGACCGTCGAGGCAGTACAGTCGTACAAGCGCTTAGAATATGACACTCCAGATGGTCCCTCTCTCTTGGTTGTTATCGTAGCCATATCACCGGTACGCGTCTTCTCTAAGACCGTATAGCTAGCCTTCGTATCCGTTGGCACAGTAAACACTTCAGCAGCTAACACATTGAATGAAACTGCTGCGCCCACAGCTAACATAATGAAATTTTTCATATCCCTATTCCTATCCTTTGAGTCTGCAATAATCCTATCGCAACAATCCTAACAAGGAACTGAGCAAACGACAAAGCCCGCGATGTGCGCGGGCTGATGGGATGATCAGGCTATTATTTTCTGGTACTTACTTCGGGTCTGTCCTGCCCTCTCTGCTGTCTGGGTAAATGCTCCGGCATTGGTCGGCGTACCAACACTGGGGTGTGAATGGCTCGCACATTGCTGCGCCAGCTCTGCCAGTAAATCAATGGTATCCAGCATCATGGTCAGCGTGTTGACGCTCTCACTGCCAATATGGACGGTTGGCCCCATAATCTGCTGACCGCCCGCCGCCACCGATTTACGCAATGCGGCAATCTTTTCCGTCAGGGTTCCCCCCACATCAACATCCACGGCTCCGGCCACCTTAGTGGACTGCTTCCCGGTTATGTCAGTTTCGTCATTCCCTTCAATGCTGGCCAGCCTGTTGCCTTTCACGGCCTGGCTATAATCCCCTGCACTAACCTGCTGAATGGCTCCGGCCAGAAGGGTGGCGGTGCCCAGCACAGTGGTTTTGTCAGTGGCTTTAACGGTCGTTTCACGGCTGACCAGATCGCGCCGTTCCGTATCGGCCTTGACCGTCCGCGCCATCGATGTTTCGCTGATGGTCTGATCGGTCTGCCTCACCCAGTCGCCAGCCTGGGTGACACGTTGCGACACTTCCGCCCGCTGCTGTTGTAGCTGCTCGCCGGGTTTAACATCCGGCAGACTGGTACCATCCGGCAGCGTCTGTCTGATAAATGGCTTATCCGGGCGACCTCCTGTAAACGCAACTTCAACCAGCGTCCCTTCTGGCGGGAACTGGAACATGCCGGAGTCATTCCCGGCCATAGGTACCGGCAGCGGCACAGCAGAATAAACCGGCGTCTGGTTATCCGGGTTGCCGTCTGCATCAAGCAGCTGCACATCAACGGCGTAGCGCGGCCGGAACGGATCGGCAAAATTACCACTTTTCACGGCCTCACTGGGTGCCACCACTCTGGCCAGTTTTGGCAGGTGCAGCCCGGAAGCCAGTTCCGGGTAATGGCTTTCAATCTGACGCTGTGCCGGTGTTTTCTGTAAGGGCTGACCTGTTGCGCGATTTCTGGGTGTCCAGGTAACTGCCATTGTGTCATTGGTCAGGTGCACTTTGGTCACGCGCTCCCCGTTCAGCTCCACTCCCGGCCGCAGACTCTGGATCACCGGCAGCGTCATGGAATTACCGCCAGCAGCACCCTGGCTGAACTCTGCCGGGATATCGACCGGGCGACCGGCAAACATCGCTTTTTCCGCCCCCCCCATATACAGGGAACCATCCGACAACTGGTACCAGATGTAATCCGGGATACTGAACGCCCTGCCCAGATTGTTCAGCAGCTGATAACCCGTGCCGTTGTGGGTGAAATGCGGGATAGGAGTATCACTGTAAGGGGCATCCGGCACACTGACAGCAATGCCGCTGTTTTCCTCCAGCCAGCTGGCTACCTTGCGCAAAGTGGGATGCTGAAATGAACATGGCCACATTCTTTCAAATACGCCAACCAGCTCGCGCACAAACAGACGCTGAAAACCATTTTCGGCGGGTTGCGAACGTTCCACGTAGCCGGTAAACCAGCGTAAAAGCAGATCGGAATATCCCACATCCAGCCGCACCAGTTTCCCGGTGTAATCCGTGGCTGTCTGTGCAGTGATAAATCCCCGACCGCAGCTGTTCATCTCCAGCACCAGGCTGGCATCAGCCAGGTGAACTTCTTCCGTTGAAAGGTACAGGCGTTTAACTGGTTTCATCATTAACCTAGCGCATCATTGACAGGTTTCAGCACCCGTTTTTCAAACCACGTCAGTTTTTCTTCATCTTCCCCGGCACTCTGGCCACCAGGCTGTCCCGCATTACCGGCAGTCTGTTTTTTGGCTGACGTTTTGCCTGTTGCCCGGGCTTCCCGCTTTTCCTGTACGCTGATATGTTCTGCCAGCGTAAACGTGACGAGCCAGGCCATTTTCCCGTCCTGCTGCGGGGCATCAAGCGTCCCGCTGAATGTCGCCTCGCGAAAATTCACGGCTCTGGCCACTTCATGCGCCACACGGTATTTCTGGCGATTTCCTCCGGCATCCGTGGCGCTGGCCAGCTCGAAAATACGCTTCAGGATCTCCGGGCTTTTAAAAGGAATTTCGCCACTTATACGTAGCTCTTTCCCTTTTGCCCCCTGTTCTGATTTGGTTGTGGCGCTTGTCTGGCCGGACTGGTCTTTATCCTGAAACTGCTGCGATACGGTCACGCGCATGTTTTTCAGCTGGATAGCCTCACCATTAAGCGCCAGCGTTGGGATCGAAGTCATGAATCATTCCCTTTATTCCATCGAGATTGTCACCAACCAGCATCACCGCCGCGGTGTAGACGGCTGACGGTTGCGGGATATCCTTTACCAGCTCCAGCAGCGTGGTGGCAGTATCGCCGGTGCTGGTAAACACCCACGCCCGGGCACTTTTTCCCTGCAAATCATTCAGCCCGCTGGTCACATCACTGATCAGGCTGTCACGCAGCTGCGTGAACTCGCCCAGTTGCTGCTTTAATCCGTCCAGGCTGAATCCCGCACTGGCCGCTTTTTGTGCCTGGCTGACAGCCGCCGCAGATAATGCCGCCCTGCTGGTTGGCACAGACAGCGGAATGGCTACCGGCAACCCCGCCCTGGCTTTGGCGGGGATCTGCATTTTTTCGATGGCCAGCGCCGCAGCGGATTGCGCCAGGCGTTTTACCTGCGTGAATGCCGGTGCCGGGAAAACATCGACCAGACCGTTGAGGCGGGTCATAAAATTCTCATGCGTCTGGCCTGTCACCATCATAATCATCACATCGGCATTCCCGCCAGTTCCGACCAGCCTTTCAGCAAGATAGCGGACGGCATTCACCGGGCTGAGATATGCCCCGTTATCCGTCTGCTGCCCCAGACCGTTTATCCACGGATGCGCCGGAACAACAGAACAATTCAGCGCAGCCAGCGAGTCAGTGAAGGCCAGGCGTGCTTCACGCCACATTGTCAGGCACCTCCGGCCAGACAATTTCCAGTGGCTTGCTGGTACCCGGTGGCGTAGGCCATTCAGGTTTTGACGTGTCCACTCGATTAAGCAAAACACGGTATTTCTTCCACTCCAGCAGAAGAACGGTTTCATTTTCCGTAGCCATATCTAAGTCCACGGCATCTTGTAAGGGGGCTATAGCGGATGTTGCATGTGACAAACGCGACAACTTTTCGCATTCAGCCTTAGCTATTTGCTCTTCCTGAGAGTACAGGCGAGGAATGATTTCACCATCAATAAATTGCCACGTATTGTCATCAGTAAGTGTTTCGGGAATCATGCTGAGACTCATCTCAACAACCGAACAACCGTAAGGTACTAATGTTGAGACATCGGTTGAATAACCAACAATAACATTGCTGTTGTCATAAACAATTTTCATTGTACCTGGCTCGAACCGTGTCTGTGCGTCGTACCAATCTACTCCGTCCTGAGAACGCAGAAATAAAGCTGAGAACTCAGTATTCAACTCTGCGTTTTCTTTCGACACAGGTGTATATTCAGTAAAATTCTTTAAATGAATCATTTTCCCACTCCTTACACGCGCCCAATGGTTACCCACGACCCGCGGACTTTCTTCTGTAACCATGTGTATTTCAGTATTTCGTTGTTATCCCAGTTGCCGTTAACGATAGCACCAATCACCACACCACCTGCGGGGGCCTGGGTGTTGGCATCCGACCCTACGCTCAGGTTCATAATTCCTGACTGGCGAACATCCTCGACCAAGTTTTGTAATACCCATTGTTGCGTGGCGTAAGCCGACAAATCTGTGGCTGGCGGTGGGTTTGCCGTGCTGTAGTCGATAACCCACGGCGTCTGTTCTGACATGTCTCCATTCCATGTCTGGCGACTGGCGCTCGCCCCGGTATGACTGAAATATTGCTGTAGCCATACATTCTCTGAACGTGCAACGAACATAAAACCATAGCTATACAGCCTGTTACCATTTGGGTATTTGGGAAAATCAGCTACCGTTTCAGGTTTTTCAATACTAACCAACCACCACCCCGGCGAGTCGGCAGAGGCCATCCTGCCGTTATTTCCAATTATTCCAATGTGGCCTCGCGGAATTGCACCAATATCGGTTGCAGTTGCAGGTATTTTTAACACCTGCCATGCTCTTGATGTATCCGTCTGTATTCTCCACACCAGATAACTTACATTTGTGTCGTATCTGGAGAGCAAAAGAGCACAGTCATTTTTTGTGTCACGAATACCAACAACATTCACATAAACATACGTATTTGCAAACTCAGGCATTCCCGGCGGGAAATTAATCGCTGAATTGGTTTCAATAAACAGAGTTTCACCGGCAGCAAAGCCATACTGATAAAAATCGAATCCGCGAAGTACGGGAATTATCCCTTTACCCAGCCCTCGATCTCCTACTTTAAGAACGCGTCCGGTAGTATCGTCAGTTATTGACGTTGTTAGAGTCGCTGTTGCTGCGGTACCAAGTTGAAGGGCGTTACGCGCCTGTGCCTTATCCGGAATATCATTCAGGTTCTGACCTTTTTGCAGTGCACCTGCCGCCTTATTAACCGTATCCTGCAAACCAATATTCTGAACAAACAACGGTGGATTCGGGATGTCTGCACCATGACGCTCTTTTGCAAGACGCGCGTTTGCGTTATCCATCGCGATTTTAACTGCTTTCGGCGTTGCGGCCTGTTCTTCACTGGTGCTGTCTGTCGCACTGCTTAACCGGGTAAATCCCTTCTCGCTGGTCGTGGCATCAGGGTGATTTCGGGACTGCTCATGCTTTTTCAGCGCATCACTGGCCTGTTGTTCGTTCAGCGTCCCTTTGGGCCGTAAATCCGTGATATTTCCATTCACATCAATGCTGGCCACGGCAAACACATAATGCTGAACGCCGTTCTGCACGTAATCTGCCAGGTTTTCCGCCACGGTGATTTTGCACTGCGCGTTCCAGACACTGGTCAGCGATCCCGTCCAGCACACATCCAGCCAGACTTTGACCGGCTTTGTTGTCACGGTAATATTCTGGTTTGCAGCCAGCGACGTACGTAGCCCCGCCACATAGCCGGTGCCTTTGGTGACAAAAAACTGATTACCCGTTTTACCGACCAGCCAGCCATCGCCAAAGAATGCCGCAGCCCCGTAAATATCCGTATTTTCCAGGCGCTGACGTTCATCCATTCCGGCCATACGCGCCGTGAAGTCAATCTGCCAGGTTTCAGCCGGCGTAGTAATCCCGGTTTCAGTCTGTGCGCCGTTGTACTCCATCAGAAACGAACGGGTAAGCACATTCCCCTGCTGCCCTTCCGCTGTTTTCAGCTTTTGCTGCACAGGCGCATGAACAATCATGGCCAGGGTGCCGCTGGCCTTATTCAGCAGACCGATCCAGTTGAAACTGAAATCGCCCACGTCAGCGCCCAGAACGGCGGAATACACCACGCCATTTTCATTCACCACGCCAGTGCGGGTAACAGGCTGCCGGTGCACAATCTGCTCCACAGGCGGCAGTGCTTCATTCCGGTCAACGGGTGTATCCGGGTTCAGCCCTGGCACATTCGCAAACACAAATTCATCCAGTAACACCGGCTCGCCGGTTGCACCCTGCTGCGCTTTCCAGTGCTCAAATGCCAGCGTGATAGCTGTCTGTGACATAAAAAACTCCTTACAAACCTGCGCTGAATGTCGCGCTTCGGGTTTCCGTCCCTGCTAACGAAGCCGGATAAACCACGTATTCCCCCTGATCCCATCCGGCCCTGATAGCCATTTTTTCCGATGTGATCACCTCAAACTGATAACGGCGGCATGTTCGCCCGTACTGCCGGATTATCTGGATAAGCAACTGCGTGTTGTCCGCTATCTGGTTGTCTGTCACACGTACCAGGATCACATCCCAGTCAATACCCGGCTGACGCTCCCGCAACTCCACATATCCAATGCCCAGCCGTTCAAAGATGTTGATAAATCCCTCAACGGAACCGGCATCACGCGCATTCACGAAGGCAAACGCCACCCGTTTGCGGAACAGACTCAATGGCTCACCATCAAAGCGGGTTATGTCCCGGTCATACGCCAGCAGGTTCAGTAATGCCGGTGTGCAGGTCAGCGGATCAAACTGGTTCAGTGGCCAGGTTATCCAGCCGTAAACCTCCGCCCAGAATCGCCGGGCTGTTTTCAGCAGCTTGTTCGGCTCCCCCTGATTCATCCAGGAAGGCAGCACCATCCCGGCCAGCTTTTTCATGAACTCATTCATTCTCAAGACTCACTACCAGTGACTTCAGGCGCGGCACATTCAGCTCACTGGTAATATCACCCAGTGAAAAGGACAGCGAATCCGCCAGCGCAAAGGTTTTGTGGATCTCCCGTCCCAGCTGAGAAAACGAGAACCGCGAATATGGCCACGTCTTTCTGACGTCAAAATCAGCGTTTTCACGAAAAGCACAGCGGATCATGTTTTCAATCCCGGCCTTCAGGCTGTTCCGTTCATCGTCTGTCAGGTTGGCCAGATTTCTGACATACACAGTAACGGCCAGATCGTGACGGGTTTCCGGCATGGCATAACACTGCATATCGTCGCCGTGGCCGTGGTGTCCCTGCGTGTTGATGTAATCATTCACCGCATTCACAAACGGCGCGGAAGCCACCCCGCTGTCCAGCAATAAATAGGCGTTTGCGGTACCCGGTCCCCTCGGTGCTTCATGCTCAAAGAAAATCCGGTCAATACTCAGCCCGGCAACACCGGCAATCATTGAACGGTAAACCGCATCCGTGTGGTAATTGCCCACAAGGTTGAACTGGTTGCGGCAGCGTTCACGCAGTTCATCATCACTTTCTTCATCGGCACCCGGCACCGTCAGCCAGTTTTCTTCGCTGGCCACATGACTGATACCATCCACGGCCACAGGCAAAATGCGGTAATACCCTGGCGCAAGGTTATAGGCTCCCCCGGTTCCGGTAGCTTTCACCGGCAGCAATGCGCTGGCCGTGCCGGAAGAGATCACCACATCGGCTGTGGTCGCCAGTTCGTACACCCTGCCGTTAATGCGTTCAGTCTGGATAACCGTCCCGGCCTTCACCGTCACAACAGCTTTGGCATCCTCCTTAAAGAAGCGGATCACACCCTGCGCAGCGCTGGCGGGTTTCGCCGTCACGTTCACCGCCCAGGCCAGCAGACGCAACATGCTCCCGCTGGCCGTGGCCACAAACATATTGGCCAGCACTGTGGACACCAGAACCTCTTTCAGCCACATCACCGGCGCAGTCACAATGGCCGTGACTAACCGCCAGAACGGTGACATGCGGGATGTGTTGGTGATCATGCCTTCCTCAGCCGCAATCGCATTAAAGCGATCCCGCACTTCAGATTCCGTCACCGGCATCCCACTGGCCTTCACCACTTCCTCAAAATCAACCTGCGGTTTTTCCGTCATAAATCCACCTGCGCAGAAATGCCGCCAAAATCATAGGTGCTGGCCGTTATCCATAATCGTTTCTGGCTTTCCTCACTGATTTCCACTGTTCCCGGAATAATCCGTTCATCATCTTCAATCAGTAATTCCATACGGGTAAAAATATCCGCCCGCATTGTTGGGCTGCGTTCGGCAATCAGTTCCGTTGCCATTCCGCTTTCAATAATGGAATGAATAATGTCCTGTCCGATACTTTTACGGTTATTACACAGTTCAGGTTCATATCCGGTATTCAGAACAAAATCACCGCCCTGAATAAGCAAATCAATATAAAGGCTCTCACTCATGCGCCCAGCTCCTGAAATTCCATTAACTGACCGGGTGTAATCATTTCTTTCGGATAAATGTTTACCGTGTCAATTTTCCGGCTATTGTCGGTCACGGACTTAGCATTACTGTTAATCGTTTTGGTAATTCCGCCCTTCTCAATGCCTTTTAATTCACCTCCGGTTAAAAGCCTGTCTGGGGTGAAACTATTTTGCGTCACCGCAGGAAGTGTGCCTTCAGCTTTTGCGGATTGTTTTAACTCTGGTACCGGATACACCGCTGTTTCATTTTTAGCGATACCCGCTGAAGCAGCGCCCGCCAGTTCAATATCAACACCCGGAATATTATTTAATTTACTTACAATCCAGTTCCATGATTTCAGAAAGCCGTTTTTAACCGACAGCCAGACATTATCAAACAATGACACAATGCCCGTTGCCAGCCCGCTTAATGCCTGAGAAGGAGAAAACCCGGTCAGCATGGAAATAAAACTGTTCCAGCCTTCGCTGATAAACTGCCAGGCTGAAGCAAACACCCCGGCAAGCCATGCCACTACCCTGGCGCATGCCTGAAATGCAGCGGTATCCATGACCGCGTTCTTTACCGTGTCCCAGTGTTTAATCAGCAGCCAGCAACCGGCAGCAAGTAAGGCAACGGCACCAATCACAAGCAGGATCGGCCAGCTCATCAGATTGATACCTATCCCGGCCATCATTGCCGCCATACGAACCGCCAGCAACGTACCGCGCAGAAATTTCAGCGTGGCATTCCAGGCAATCACAGCAATGTTCCCCAGCCAGACAGCAGCAGTGTAGACCTTCGTGATGGCCGTCAGCGCCACCCAGATCCCGCGCAACCCCATCATGATGAATCTGGAGACACCCATCACGATATTGGCGACTGCGCCCACAGCCGCAAAGCTGAGTAAGGCCATTGCCGCATACCCGACAACACGCGCAATGTTGGGAAACAGCTGCATCCAGCGGGCAAAGGTCTGCCCCATATCGGCCAGGCGATTCAGTACCGGATATAACACCGGGATCAGCGTCAGGCCAATCACAGTCTGGATAGCCTTCAGGATTGCGACAAAGCGATCCCACGGCTTCACCATTTTCTGCGCCATTTCCTGGGTACGCTTCAGACCATCAGCACCGCCCAGTTCTGTGATATTGCGCTGAAGCAGCGCCACATTGCCATAAAGGTGTTTCACCACAGCCGAACTGTCACCAAATGCTGCATCCAGTTCAGCCTGGGCTTTCAGGTTCCCTTCCAGGCTTTTGCCATACTTGCCCTGTAACTTGATTAGCATTTCAGGCATGGACAGCATTTTGCCGGTGGAATCCGTGAAGGACAGCCCCAGCTTTTTACCGCCCTCAATGGCTCCGGTCATAAAGCCTTCATAAGCGCTGCTGGCTTCCGTGCCCAATGTCCGCTGAAGCTGTCCCAGCACGGCCAGCTGTTCATCCAGCCCCACGCCGTAGTTGGTACCCACGCCGCGCGCCCCTTCCATCAAATCCTTGATAGCGGCCATTTCCGTGCCAAAGGTTTTGCGCATGTACACCATTTTTCCGGCCAGCTGTTCAGCAAACTCAACCTTTCCCAGCCGGTTGGCATCGGCGGAGAAGTTACCGAACATCTGCCCCATAAACTCAGCGGTTTCCGCTGCGGTGGATTTGAGCGCAAACGCCAGGGTATTAGCGACTTTCGTCACTTTCGGCAGCTCATTCCCGGTCAGCCCGGCAATGGAGGCGTTTATACTTTCCGTGGACTGGACGAACTCCACCGCGCTGGCACCGTAGGTTGTACTGAAGCGCAGCGCATCACGCTGAACAGCCTTAAGAGCAGAATCATCGATCCCTTTTGCGGCCGCATCATTCAGCGCGTCATACATTTTAATGGCGGGCATCAGCGCACCTTTAATGGCCATCCCTGTACCCGCCAGCGCCAGAACACCGCCGCCAATCTGCATAAAGGCTTCTTTTGATTTTTCAGCAAAGCCCGTTACGTTGCCCTGCGCCTGTTTTAACGGGCGGGACAATTTATCAATAAGGCTTAATGTAAAATCTAACTGTTTCATTCAGTGCCTTTAAATGCTTTAGCCACGCCATTAGCCACGGCTATTCCCGTATATTCCCAGTGACGGTTATCCAGCCATATAGCGGCGGCAATATCGTCAACAGAATCCTGACCATGTGGTAAATAATGACGGCGAAGAATTAAATACTGTTCGAGTCCATTTCGCTCAATATCATGGACTCGCTTTGTCAGTTTTTTACTTCAATCTCCAGTTCCGGCGCGTAAATATCATTAACCTTACTGACCAGTTGCAGTGCTGCACCCGGACGTTTTAATACGTCAATCAGTGCTTCTTTCGTTTCCGGGGTAACAATACGCATCAGATAATTATTTGCAGGTGCAACTTTATTATCCATCGCCATTTCATTAATCAGTTTATTGTAGGCAGTCTGATTAGGTTCAAAAACAATATCCGCACCACAAACACACAGTTTAATTTGTTCCATAAATAACACGCTCTCTTAAATTAATTTCATCAACTAACTGATTATGACGCGCCGCACACTGACCATATATTTCAAGGTAAACAGTCAGCAGTTCCGCTGCATCTTTACCTGTTGCCCCGTTCAGGCGCGGCAGCTGCGTGGCGCATCGTGTTTTCAGGTTTTCCTGATAACGCACGTTCGGTACCGGCGACGGCACTGTTGTACATGCTGACAAACTCATCAGACAGGCACCTGTTAGTAAAAACCGGCTTAAGCACTTCCGTGCGGATCTCTCGCGGTTGCGCATTTCTTAGCGCCTCCAGTTTATCTTCCAGCGCCCTGGCGGAATCACTGGCAATGCCCTGCATAGCCTTTCGCGATTCATTACCCGCCACCTGCGCCGCCGTATTGATTGCCAGCTCCAGACTGTCGCGCCGCCAGTCAGCTGTCAGCCAGCCCCAGACAAACGCCAGCGCCACCACAATCAGCCACTGCGCGTGACTCATCAGCGCACCCCGTTATGTTCCAGGCTGAAATGATTACCATCCGGTCTGGATTTGAAGCGCCCGCCCCAGCTTCCGCCCAGTGATTCCCAGTATTCACCCAGCGGCAGATAGTCCTCTGTACGGGTCTGGTACTGGCCATTCACAAACAGGTTAAAATCCACGGCCAGACGCTGGGTGTGCAGACTGTTCGAAATACCGCTGCCCTTCTTCGCGTTCAGCGCCGCCTGTTCCGGGGTGCGGTACGCTTCACCAAACGTCAGCCGGTAGCCGCGCTCTTCCGCCCAGTGGATCAGGTTGGCCACCATGACGGTAAACAGCTGCTGCTTTTCACTCAGGGTCATTTGTCACGCTCCCGTTCTTCTTTCCCGCTGCACGTCTGCGCAGCCACATTTCAACAGCCTGATAACCAGCAATACCCAGCGCTGCCCCCAGTCCCTGAATTGCCAGCGGGCTGGCCTCCGGGATTTGAATCAGCACCGCGCCAGCGATGACTGAAACAAAACTGCCCAGGATCACACGGCTGATAAACAGGCGCGGTGTAATGGGATCATCACTGGCCAGCACCTTCGCAACAGCAATGAGCGCCCCCATAATCAGCAGTGAATAAAGGCTCTTTTCATGTTCCTGCATTCCGGCTTCCTTATCCGATCAGGTTTTCCGTGGCTTCCGCTTCCAGATACGGCACACCGTTGATGTTCACGAACTTGGGACTGGTCACAAAATATTTGATTTTGTGCGTCGCCACACTGCCGCCCTTTGGATCGATATCCAGCAGATTACTCAGCTGAAGTTTGTTGCCGAACGATTCCACTTTCATTTCTTCGTTGCCCGCTTTGGCATAGAAAAGAAAATCCAGCGGCGGAATACCACGCCACGAACCTGCGGCGCGGGCTTTAGCCGTCAGTACGCCCAGCACTTTGGAACTGACTTCAATTTCTCCCTCTGCGGCCACATCACCATCAACATGGCCATCCGGCACACCACGGGTCTGGGCGGCGGCGCTGTTATCCGTGATATCGAGTGTGATTTTCTCGATGTGGATCAGATCGCCGTCAAGATAGGTATCAAACGACATACCCGAAATACGTTTACTCATGCAGCGGCCTCCAGACTGGCATCCAGTAACAGACTGATGGTGATTTGCAGCGGAACTTCCCAGGTGCGTACCACCAGATAAATATCCACCGTCTTTTTGTTCTTCCAGACAATGGTCACGTCACCGTCCTGCGGCGGCTTTACTTCCCCCGGAAATGACACGCCATTGATACTGGCCGCTGTGGACATTTCACGCAGTGGACGCGCAAACAACGTCTGGTGTGCAGCAATGCTGCCCGGTGTGCTGTTCAGTGAGCGATCCGCAATTTTGCTGATAGCCAGCAGACGTACACGACGCGCCGCTTTATCGGCAACACGCAGGGTTTCAATAGACTGATAATCGCCGCCTTCCACATCCAGCGTTCGCCCGTCAGCCCAGTAAAAGCCGTCATAATCCGGGTACCACATCGGTACACTAAAGCGCTGCGCTTCCAGTGCCTGAAGTGTGGCCAGCTCCAGTACTGCCCCGGTACCATCAACCGGCATTTCATCACTGCCCAGATTCAGCAGCGCCCCGGTTTTCACACGGGCGGGACTGTCTGCGATAGTCACGGCACGACTGCACAGACGGCCAGCCAGCACACCCGGCTCATTTCCCCACAGACGCGGGACCAGCTGCACCGCCTTCTCTGCAATACCGTCCTGGATGGCAGACACACGGGTCAGGTAATCCGCCTGGGCTTCTTCTTCCTGCATTCCCTGCACGGCCAGGATGAACCACACCCAGCGCCCATATTTGGAAATCAGCGTGGATCGTAACGTCGCAGCCTGATTCACCTGGGCTTTGGCCGTCACATCACTGGACAGCACTACCCCTTCCACCGAACACACCACCTGTGCAGCCAGAACCGCTTTCACCCAGGCATCGTCCTCAGCATCTGCGGGCAGCACATGAATAAATGCCCACCAGTTCTGACCGGCGTTTGCCAGTGCCGCCAGAACATCGCTTTTCAGCGGGCTTTCCCCTTCTCCCAGCAGTGCATCAAAATCACTCTGGGCATTCACCGCCAGCGTTTTCCCCACATTTTTGGTACCCGTACCGATAAACAGCAGCGTGCGTTCCACTTCATTGGTTTCACCCAGCAGCTGGTTTACCTGGTTCACGGTCACGTTTGGCCAGGTCATGCTTTCCCCTTAATATCCTGCGCCTTAACATCCCAGCCAAAGCCGATGGCCTGAAGCTGACGCGCCAGCGCGTTATCAAATTCATCGTCACTCATGCCCAGAAATACACGGGCAGGAAGATCCACTGTCCAGCTGGTTTTCACCGCTTTACCGCTGAGTTTTCGAATCAGTAGCCCCGCCCGGCTGTATGGCATCGTTTGGGTTAATTCGCCCAGCGTGGGCTTTTTCCAGCGTTTACCGGTGCGTACCCGGTACCCCAGCGCCCGCAGTTTTTTGGCCTGGGCTGGCGTGGCCATTTTTCCGGCCTCCACCTTCCGTGGCTGGCTGCGACGGCTGACACTGACGCGCATCCCGTTTTGTTGCGCATATCCGACTGTCCCGGCCGGTACCGACGTTTCCCCGTTCCGGTAGCCACCACCCTGCAAATAGATCCGTACCGCCTGAATTTCTGGCATTTCACGGATATGCAGCAGTTTTGGCAGGTTCCGCAGCATCTTCCCTTTGCGCTTCGTTTTACGCCCCGGCCACTTCTGACCATCCGGTGCTTCCTGATTGCGAACGTGCCGTTTTGCGGCGGCAATCACGCCGTATTTGGCCAGCCTCCAGATAAGGCGCTGGCGCTTTTTGGGCGGCAGCTCCATGCTGGCCAATGATTTACGCAACTCCGCCAGCTGTTTTTTATTCAGCTCGCCACCGGCAATCATTCGTTACCGCCTACCGGCGCACCGGTTTCATCCACGCCATAAATATTGGCGGTGATCGCTATCCAGACTTCAGGGTTAACCAGCGACCAGTGTTTCCCCTGCCACGGGATCGCCCCGTTTTCGTCCTCCCTGATCACCAGTTCTTCCGCCATTGGTACCGTCAGTACAATGGTGGCAGTTTCCTCATCCTCCACTGACACATCCCAGTCCGGTTCAGCTTCAGTCAGGCCGACATCATCCAGTAATTCCCTGTCAGCCTCATCCAGCCACGCGGCCAGCAGCGACATAAGCAACTGCGGCGGACACAGGCGGTACGGGAAACGCTGCCAGCTGATTACCGCGTCATAGCGAATCACCGCCTGGCGGTACTGTCCCAGCCCGTAGTCCTTCGCGGCGGGGATGAACTTCATTTCATCCAGCACACTGTCAAATGACTGCATGGCGCGCGGCGGCACGTTTTGCTGAAAAAATGCGGTCAGGCTCTCAAGCTGTGTCTGGCTCATACTTTTTTCACCGTTGCCCGTTTAAGCCCCTTCATGCGGCGGATAACCACTGAAGCCTCAGCCAGTAGCCCGGCGCGGGTTTCCATACTCTCCTGCCCCGGATGGGTTTCACGTCGCCCGACAGTGGCGAACTCCCCCAGCAGATCCGCTTTTGCCCTGGCAAATACCGCTTTCATGTACTGGGCACACAGACTGTTAAGCCCGCCCATTTTTACGCCCGGAACATCTGCTGCCAGCGTGTGGCCTTTTGCTTTCCAGCTGGCCTCCACGTTTTCCAGCTCGGCATTCACCTCCGCGACTGCGGCCAGCAGCGCCTGACTGATGGTGTCCGCGTCGATATCGGCTGGCAGTGACCGCTGCGCCTGAAAGTCCTTCAGATTCAGATCTGGCCAGAACCCGTTATTCGTCAGCGGCTCATCCTGATAATCCAGCGGTTTTCCGCTAAACATAATTCCCCCGAAAAAGGCGGACTGACCGGTTTCCACGGCACAGTGACACACGGAGTGTTCTGTCCTCCACCGCGTCCGCCTGGCTTGCGGTAGTCTTTACCCCTGCGTCAGTTTTCGGATACGGGCGGCAATCGTCTGCCGTGCCGTTCTGACGCCGATTTTTAAATAGTATTTTTCTGCGGTGGCCAGCAGTTGATCGGCTTTCTCCAGCGTTTCAATGTCGTCCACACTCGCGGCCGTTGTCTGGCCATCTTCGCCGCGCAGCAGCTCCAGCCCGGCAAACTTGAACCACTTGGCCGTAACCTGTTCATGCAGCCGCCAGGTAATGGCGACACGCTCAAATGTGCGGGAAAAATACGGCTCAACACTTTCCCCGCGCCCGGATGTTTCCTGCGCCCAGGCCAGCATCGTATCGGCCACGAACGTGGGAAAATTACTGCGCAACCGATCCGGGGTTGCCTGCTGCTGGCTGATTGCAATGTCAGCCCAGTCCAGCGCCTTATCCAGATCGCCCACGTCAAACAGCCAGATAACACACCAGGCAAATACCGGGTTGGCGTACACCTGCCCGCTTTCCAGATACGCTTCCACAGTCGGTGTCCAGCGCGGCAGCAACACATCCCGCTTAAACTCAACGCGATCCGCGATTGTCGGCAGGTTACGGGCATGTTCCACATCCGTTTCCAGCGCCTTAATCAGCAGGTGTATACTTTCTGTGGTTTCCAGTGCCTGACTACGTTTCAGCTTTTGTTCCATCGCAATGCGCTGGCTGTGACGCTGCGCGGGAGAAAGTGCCATTTATCAGCCCTCTGCTGGTTCGGAAACCTTGCCAATGGTCACGGCGGATTCATCAATGGCCGCATACAGCTCCGGCACTTCAACCGCATAGCCTTCATTGCGCAGGTATTTGTTTTCGAACTGCTTACGGTCTTCAACAAATTCCGCCTTACGCATGCGGGTGTTGCGCTGGGTGTAAATATGCAAATTAGAAAGCGGCGTGACGACCATACGTTTACCCGGCATAAACGGCGGGATAACAGCAGGACGGCCAGCAATGGTGCTGCCCAGCATCTGCGCCGCAATTTTCTCAGTCGGGCGGTCTGCGGCCTGATACAGTCGGTATTGTTCAGCAGCAACCAGATCGGCACCGACCAGAACCACCAGGCGCGGGTCATTGCGGAACTGGGCAGGAATCTTGGCGTTAATCAGGTCAGAAGCCATTGCATCCAGTGACTTGTAATCACCGGCTTCATCCAGCACGACCGGATCGGTCATAATCTGATTACCACCCAGCAGCGTTTTCATACGCTCATGCCAGCCGATGTTTACATCTTCACCGTTCGGGTTATCCGTTGGATTCGTTGTTTTTGCACGGCTCTTGCCGTTAAAGCCAATACGCAGCATATCCAGCGCAAACGCCTGTGTGGTAAACGCCTGGACCAGGTTGTAAAACTCGTTTTCGTCCTTACCGGCATTGGCCCAGACCGAAAGCAGATCCCAGCGCAGTGCGGCGCAGCTGTCTGTTTCAACCAGTGAGTAGTCATTGCCGTCCACGCCAACCTGACGAACAAAGCGGCCATTTTCACTGCGGCCGGTATGCAGCACGGAGGAACCGACAGAAATTACCTGGCCACTCAGCTGGTCAACGTCCAGACAGGTGATCATGTTCAGGAACTCCACAGACTCCAGCAGCGCCAGACGCAGCGCATTTTCCTGCGGGTCATTCAGGGAAAAATAACGACTGGTATCACGTGCGCCAAACTGCTGCGCCATACCACTCGAATATTTATCCAGTAAATCCCGTGCACGGTTATTAAGGTGCATAAAACTCCCTCGCGATTAAGCGATAATAAAAATGTTTTGTACTCATTAACGTCAGAACGTATTACAGGAAATTAAATTTACCCGCTTTTTCTGAAATCTTACGCCCCGGTGTACGGGTGGATTTATGACCCAGATCGTTAAAACGTTTAACGATATCTTTTGCATTATCACGAATAGCCGCAAATTCTTCGGTATCGACCACTTCCGCAATGGTATCCACATCACCCTGAACATCATTCAGCTGATTTTCAATTTTGGCCACACGGCCTTCCAGTTCGTTTACCGCGTTGGCCAGCGCCTGTAACTTATCATCACCCTGCGCGGTATCATCAGGCGGCGTTTCATCTTCAAACTTCGGTTTAATACCAAACAATTTTTGCCAGTTCTTCATTCGTATATCCTGTTTAATTTTTCCGTCACGGGAAATCACGCAACTGTAATATCCCTGCTTAGATAATTTTTTGCGCCGACTACTAAAGCGCAGCCGTGTGGTGCCAACACTGGCGGGAGTATCTGTCACCGCCAGCCCCTTGAGGTATGTACGCCCACTACCGCGCCAGTTCTCATCCGGTTCAATCGAGAAGAACAGGAGCTGATCTTCATGGTTGGCGAAAATTAAACGCATATTCGGGCAAAGGCTGACATAAAGCCGCGCCAGTCCGTCATCGCCATCATGCCAGGTGGCCTCCAGCACCTCCCCAAAATTACCGCAATCATCCTCGTGTTCTGGCCAGATCAAAGCGACATAGTGGTTATAGTCATAGGTTTCCCCCATATCGATAATCCACTGGCGTTTAATTTCTCTGCCGTCAACGGTATCCCCTTCGGTAGCAACACACAGCCAGTCAGTTTTTAAATGCGACATATCCCCCCTGATTTATTCACCGACGCTGCAAATCAATTATTGCCAAATAAAACCACCACCGCATCACGCTTTATTCTGAACAGTTCGGTTATCACGTATTACCGAACAGACGCGAATTAACACCACCGTTTTTTCATAACAGCCACGGCATAATTATCCGCATGGCTAAATACTCAGAAGAACTAAAAGGCGTTGTCCGCGCACTTTATTTGCGCCGCTATACGCCAAAAGAAATTGCATCAGAACTAAATCTGCCGAATGCGCGGATCGTTTACTACTGGGCTGAGAAATACAGCTGGGCTGATTTACTCAGTTTTGAAAGCACAGAGGAGGCAATTGAACGTCGCTACCAGCTGCTGGCCAGCCGCGATAATAAAACCGATCTCGACCTCAAAGAAATGGACATGCTGATTGCCCACGCCACAAAGCTGCGTGCTCAAAGCAATAAGCATAAAGAAAAGATGGCCAGCGGCCAGAGTAACGGGCAGACAGCTGTGCGCGACAGCAACAGCGATGAACCGCGCCCCAAACGCAAAAACAGGAAAAACGATATTTCTTCTCTGACTCAGGCGGATTTTGACACCTGGGCGGAAGAACATCTTTTTGAATACCAGAAACACCTGCGCCGAAACATTGGCCAGCAGGTCAGGAACATCCTTAAAAGCCGCCAGATCGGTGCCACCTGGTACTTTGCATTTGAAGCCTTTGAAAACGCGGTCATGACAGGCGATCCGCAAATCTTCCTGTCTGCCTCCAAAGTCCAGGCGGAATACTTCCGGTCTTACATCGTCAACATTGCAGAACAGTATTTTGGCATCACGCTGACCGGCAACCCGATCCGCCTCAGCAACGGCGCTGAACTGCGTTTTCTCTCAACCAACAAAAACACGGCACAGTCTTACAGTGGCCACCTGTACTGTGACGAATATTTCTGGGTGCCTAACTTCGCCAGGCTTAACGAAGTGGCCAGCGCAATGGCAACCCATGACAAATGGCGTACCACCTACTTTTCAACGCCATCGGCCAAAACGCACCAGGCTTACCCGTTCTGGACGGGTGAGGAATGGAAACAGGGCAGCAAAAAACGCGCGGCCGCCCAGTTCCCGTCCTTTGATGAAATGCGCAACGGCGGACGGCTTTGCCCGGATGGGCAGTGGCGCTATGTCATCACAATGGAAGATGCCATTGCGGGCGGCTTCAACCTGGCCAACATCGAGAAGCTGCGCAACCGGTACAACACGGCCACCTTCAACATGCTCTATATGTGCGTGTTCGTGGACAGCAAGGATTCCGTATTCAGCTTTTCAGACCTGGAAGCCTGCGGCGTGGAGGTGGACACCTGGCAGGATCACAACCCGGACGCTGCGCGGCCATTTGGTGACAGGCCAGTATGGGGAGGCTTTGACCCGGCACGCAGCGGCGATTTGTCGTGTTTTGTGATTATCGCCCCGCCGATGTATGCCGCAGAGAAATTCCGCGTTCTGAAGGTTATTAACTGGAAGGGCATGAACTTCCGCTATCAGGCCAGGCAGATCGAACTCCTGTTTAAAAAATACAACTTCACCTATCTGGGAGTGGACGTTACCGGTATTGGCCAGGGTGTTTTTGACAACATCCAGCATTTTGCCATGCGCGTGGCCGTCGCCATTCGTTACGACATGAACACGAAAAATCAGCTGGTACTGAAAGCGGCGGACGTGGTGGAAAGTCAGCGTATTGAATGGGACAAGAACCTGAAAGAGATCCCGGCCAGCTTTATGGCTGTACGCCGCACCACCACGCAAAGCGGTAACGCCATGACATTTGTCGCTGACCGCAGCCAGGACACTGGCCACGCGGAGGCGTTCTGGGCAATTACCCACGCCCTGCATAACGAACCACTCAACTACGAAAACAAACCGAAATCCCGCTGGGGTGTAAGGAAAGAGGCTGCATGAGTAAAAAAAACCGCTTCGTTAAGCGCAACCCGCGCGGCGATAAGTCCAAAAAAATGAGCATCATTACATTCGGCAAACCGGAACCCGTGCTGACCACCGGCACGGATTACCGCGACATCTGGTACGACAATGCCGCCGATCACTTTACCCAGCCGATTAACCGGCTGGCACTGGCACAGCTCATCAATCTGAACGGTCAGCATGGCGGCATCATCCACGCCCGGAAAAATATGATTGTGTCTGATTATCTGGGCGGTGGCCTGACTTACGACCAGCTGGAAGCCGCAGCGTTTGACTATACAACCTTCGGGGATATTGCGATTGGCAAAATCCGCAACGGATGGGGGGATGTGATTGCCCTGGAACCTTTACCCGGCCTGTATATTCGCCGCCGTAAAGTCAGGGACAACGCCACAGACCAGCCCGGCGATTATGTGGTATTGCAGGACGGGGAACCGCAGGTATGGCCACAGGAAGATATCATTTTTATCAAGATGTACGACCCGCAACAGCATATTTACGGGCTGCCCGACTATATCGGCGGTGTACATTCTGCATTGCTTAACAGCGAAGCCGTGATTTTTCGCCGCCGTTACTACCACAACGGCGCCCATACTGGCGGCATTCTCTACACGCGCGATCCCAGTATGACGGATGAAATGGAAGAAGAAATTGAACAGCAGCTGCGTGACAGCAAAGGTATCGGCAACTTCTCCACTATTCTGGTGAACATTCCAGGCGGGGATGGGGATGCGATCAAGTTTATTGAAATGGGGGATATCTCTGCAAAAGATGAATTTGCCAACATCAAAAACATCAGCGCACAGGACATTCTCAACGCACACCGCTTTCCGGCAGGGCTGGCCGGAATTGTCCCGCAGAACACAGCTGGCCTGGGGGATGTTGAAAAGGCGGAAAGGATTTACAAGAAAAGCGAGATAGCGCCTATTCAGCGTCGGTTTATGACTGCCGTGAACAACGATCCCGAAATACCGGAACGTCTGCACCTTCACTTTGATTTAAGTTACACAGAATCAACGGATAAGGATGCGGCATGAGGCGAAAAAGGCTAAAATCCAGGCATCATTTAACAGCTGGAGCATGGAATATGCGAGTTCTGAAAATCGAATGCCCGGAATGCGGCTCAAAGGCTGTTATTCGTAAAACAAACCGGAAGCACCGGCAGATTGCGGATATTTACTGCGCCTGTTCAGATGTGGAGTGTGGCCATACGTTTGTGATGAATCTGACGTTCTCCCACACTCTCAGCCCCAGCGCGAAAACGGGTGATGCTATGGTGCAGAAAATACTGAATGCACTTTCACCCGATCAGCGCCAAATGGCATTAGACCTACTGAAAGCGACTCCCGCCGCCTGATAAGCCCCCTTCCTGGGGGTTTTTAGCTTCTGTTCTGACCATCTCCCGCATTTCTCCAGCAATCTCACCAATCCAGGCCAAAGCGATTGTTTTTTCTCTCTGGTTACTTTCGTACACATGGGCAATTTTGGCCAATAACTCAATGCGCTCCAGCTGTGCCGACGCTTCCAAAAGATCCATTTAGCCCCCACAAACAATATATTACTGTATATACATACAGTACACCGTAAAGCACAAATTGTGAAATGTATTTTCCTGCCATCTACTGACAAATTAACGTGTTACACAGATTTATACCGCTACAACCACCCCGGCCACAGCTCGTGCATTGGCTCGCTTCGTGTCTCTTGCAACCGGCCATTACGGTAAATCAATGCCACCTGGCCAAATCTCAAACCACTACCCCGCATGAGAATGGCTATTTCATCGTCAGAACCATCAAAACCCCGGCTGCGCAATTCCAGTTTTAACCGTCTGCGGGTTCCACCCTCCGTACAGTTATTGACAGAACTCCAAGGGGCGGCGCTGCCGCCAGAAAAACCCGCCTCCGCTGGCGCTTCGGCCAACTTCGCAACCTTCTGCCACTTGACCAGACGGGTGCAAACTTCAGAATCCGGGATCAAAGGCGAATAGATACCCTGCACACGCTGAACATCTTCGGCATACTCGTTACCCTGCTTTGTGATTTCATACGCCAGGCGTACAACCAGATCACGACGCGCAACCAGTGCGCCCCCCTGCAACTGGGTATATGCAGCCCAGTCCCCAACATCTGCCGCCGCCAGCACCGCATCCATGCGGCTATCAGTCAGGCGCTGATCGCCCAGGCGGCGCAGCTCCCGCCAGACGGTCACTGGCGCACCACCAATTTGCTGAAACTGACGAATACGCCAGCGGGATGCCCAGGCTGATACGGATTTGGCCATATCACGCAGGTTTTCCCCGGTTTCTTCATCCTGTTCGCCATCGAGCGCAAAGCCGTCGATATTTTTTGAGATGTATTTAGCGATATAGCCCGTGGCTGACCCTTTAGCGGGATCGATAGGCTCAACGTGAAAACGCGCCTTAAGCGCGTTGGGTGTCTGAAGCTCTTCCGAATCGGTAATCCTAGCGTGATAGCAAAGAATATCCCGCACCGCCTCAACATCATGCGGGTGCATAAACAGCAGCATATGCCAGTGCGGCGTCCCGTCGTGGTGAGGCTCCACCACACGAAAACCATAAATATGAATACCGGCACGGGAGATCGCCGCGCGTGCTTTAGCCCAGACGTTGCATAAATAACGCTGCGTGTCCCGTGGGCTTAATCCGTTCCACTGAGACACAAAGCCGCCTTTGCTGTGTACCGCGTGATAACGTGACGGCGCAGTGATTGTGTAAAACTCACCAGCCAGCCCCTGTTCGTTGGCGATATCTTCAAACCCGCGCATACGTACCATCAGTTCACAGCGACGAATGGCCGGGTTAGCAACGCTGCGGTGTACCATGCTGTCCAGCGCAATGCGGTTGCCCTCTTCGTCCATCAGATCAAACTTTTTGAAGAACTCCAGATTTCGTTTCTTCTGGTCTATCCATTCGCCCAGGGTTTTACGTGATACGTAGGCGCTGGCAGATTTCTGCACCTGGCCAACGGCGATGGCCAGATGTTCACGTTGCAGATCACGGGCACGCTTCAGGCGCTGATACCACCATTCCGGTGCCATGAGACGTAAAATACCGGACTCCGCCTTTCGGGTTTTCAGGTGGCCTTCGTTGGCTTCATGCTCTGCCCAGTACGGCGGCTGATTGTTCAGCATGAGGGAAAGCGAGCAAAGGTTGCGGTAAGCCGCCAGCGTGCGCTGGCGCATTTCCCTTTCGTCTTTTGGTTTGCCCTTCAGCGTGTCGGTGAAGTCATAAAACATCTGAGCTATCCAGCCAGATATCTGGCCAGACAGCTTTTTGAGATCGGTACGGTCAAGCGACGACAAGCGCTGCAATGACTTTCCGAATGGGAGATCGCTTACATCAGCGGCCAGCTGGTAACGCGCAGCCACTTTCCGCAGACGTGGCAATACATTCTCACCGATAGTTTTGCGCAGGAATGTATTGGCACGGCGGCGGCCGTCACGGCCAGCAAACAGCTTTTCGTAACGGTTGCCAAAATACCCGGCTAACCAGTCGGGTATCTCGTGAAGGTACTGTGAACGCCATTCGTAGTCCTGTGGGTTAACTGCCCACAAACGGCGCTCTGTGATCGTCGCGTTCGCTGGCGTTCCTGGCGAAAAGGTATCACGCCGCCAGGTATCTACGGCGTGATGTTGGCCATTAGCAGCAAGCGTCATGCGCGAGCCCTTGCAACGGATTCAAGCGGGGATTTCAGGATCAGCTCTGCGGCAGATTTCTGGCTTGCAGCTGCGGCACCAACACTGCGGGGCGCGTTGACTTTGACCGCCTCAAACCCGGCGTAAAGGTAATGCACCATTTCCAGATCGCTGTTTGATGCAACAACATTCACGCCCTTTTCAGCAAGACGGCGCAGTTTTCTGGCCAGCCGCCCCTGATCAAGATGTGAAAAACCGCTTTCAGTGTATGAGGTGAAATTTCCTGATTCCGTCAGGTATGGCGGATCGCAATAGACCACATCCCCGGCACGAACCAGCGCAAGCGTTTCGGAGTAATGCGCGGTAATGAACGTTGCACGCTTTGCCTTTTCAGCAAATGCACGGACTTCTTTAAGCGGGAAATAATTTTTCTTGTATTTCCCGAACGGGACATTGAACTGGCCACGGCGATTGTAACGGCAAAGCCCATTAAAACCGTGGCGGTTCAGATACATGAAACGTACAGCAGCCTCTACGCTTTCAGAACCGATAGCCTTTCCTGACAGATTGAAAGCTTCCCTGATGGCATAGTAATAAACAGCGCGGCTTTCCAGATTGCCCAACGCCCCGGCAGAGAACATTAGATCCAGCTCATTCAGGAATGCGTCTGTGTAGTAGGTCATGACTTTGTACAGATTGACTAAATCCGCGTTCAGATCAGCAATCAGGTATTCGTCATAGTCCGTATTCATCATGACGGCGCACGAACCCGCGAACGGCTCAACCAGGCGTTTGCCTTCCGGCAAATGGTCACGCAGCTGCGGCATAAGGCGGACTTTGCTGCCCACCCATTTAAGAGGGGTTTTTACTGCCATGCTGCACCGCCTTTACTGCAAATGGCCGCAGCCTCTTCACGGATCAGCTCAACAATTTCGGCAGCGCTTAAACCTTCGTTAGCGGCATATGCGGCCAGCTTATCCAGACGGGCAGAACACAGATCGGCGGAGGCCGCTTTACCTTCCTCAGTTGCTTTTGCCAGCATTGCCAGCAGGTCAGTACCGGATTGGTTGACGGGTAAAAACATGCGTGTTGTTTGCATTTTGGTTTCCTCAGGGCAAAAGAATCCCCGGCCACCGCAGGGATGGCCAAAAATTCAGGCAGTTAATTAGTGGAAAGAGACGGTAACGGGCGCGGCTGAGTAGCTCGGCGCGGGTATCTGGTGCAGCTCGTAGGTATTGCGCCACCACTCCTGGATCAGCGCTTTGACTTCCCCAGCGCCCAGTGACCCGGCGATGTAATACATGGAACGAATGCTGGCAATTGCTTCAACCTGCTGGAACTGGCTTTCCGCTTCACGATAGACACAGCACCAGTACGCAACATTCACGGCGAGCCAATGGCGTTTGTTTGTCATATGCTCGGTGTCGTTAAAGAAAAACGGATGTAAGGCCACACGGCCATTTTTAACGGTGCTTTTCTCCAGAAAGAGAATGGCGTAATTGTGTGGAACGCCCCACGCAGCCAGCTCTTGTCCCAGTTCTTTGGCGTTTACAGAGATAATGGACATTAATGATTCTCCTGCTGTTGCATCTTATGAACGATATGAGGCGCGATAATCATCTGCACGCCATTACTGCTGTGGATCGGATGTGCCTTTTTTACCTGGCGGTTAGCGCTGCGCTTTGAAAAATCGCTGTCGCTCAGACTCCCGAACCCTTCAAACGTCAGACGCGCCCTGGATATGCCCTGACGCAGCTGAATCATTGCCCGGTAGTCCAGGCGTTCGAATAACTCTGACCAGTTGCATCTGCTCAGATGGGCTTTGAAAACGTCCATTCCGGAAGCAACTGCGGCCGCATGTAAAACAACCCCGCGCCATTCTGGTGTTAATTTGTCCCACCATTCGGCGGCTTCGCTTTTCTCACTCCAGTATTTACGGCGGATATTACCCAGCCACTTCAGGCCAATTTCCTGCTGCTTTTCGCTAATGGCCATAACGCCCCCTGATAATCCCGAACAAACGAAACCACCATGGACGACGAGAAGAACGGGCATTGAATTTGTACTGGTGGCCAGGATTCCAGCGCTGGCCGTTTGGCAGTTCAAGCCATCCGGTTGACCCACTGGGCAGCTGCATGGCCGGAGATTCTTTTTTCAGGTACGTAACAAAAGCTTTCATGGTAATCCCTCACATCATGCCGCTGGCGCTGGTAGTAACAATATCGACGGCAGCAGCGAGAACCGGCGCAGAGTGGAGACGGCTTTCAACGGTGTAAGCCAGAACGGAAAGGGAACGGATGGCATCACGGGCACGATCAAGAATTTGTGTGCGGCGTGCGGCGGTCATGTGCTCAGTTGAAACGGCTTCCCCAGCGATCGCACCCACGTTTGCGGTGGCGCTTAATGCGCAAAACTGCATGTTCGCTTCAGTGGCGTTATTGACTGGAACGGACGGGAGGCAGTTAATCTGCCCCAACATCCCATCCAGTAAACGCGCATCTTCGGTGTAATCGGTAATAGCCAGAAGCTCGTCACAGGTCAGGCGATGCGGTTGAATCGGGTTCAACTTATTGCGCAGGATCTGCGGACGCATACCAACGGCAGCGGCGACATCTTCCAGATTGTGCGACAGCGCAAACGCTCGGCAAGCTGCATCAAAGTGAGCATGTTTAGAAGTCTGATAATCAAACATTGTTAGCTCCTCCCTAATCCGTACGATGAATTACGCGTTAAGCGAAACATCACATTCGCTTAACGCCATTACGGTTAAGGCGGCCATGTTCACTTCAACCAGCCCTTTTTTCTGTGCACCTTTAGGCTTGATAGGAAGTTTTCCGTATGAAATCAGGTTCTCAGCAGTACTTTTGGACATGCCCGTACGGCGGCAATATTCATCAAGCGGGATATATGGATCGGGGATCACGATTGTAATGTTGGGACGCATAATGCAAACTCCTCCGGTTATGGATACGCCAATATCCACCTTTATCAACCAATATTCGCAAAAAACTACAACGAGGAGAGGCTAGATCGTATTAAGCGACAAATCAACATAATTTTCGCATTTTACGAATGGCAGGCTAAGTTATGAGCAAATTCTCTTACGGACAAATAAGCCACAGTAGCGAAGTGCTTGATCGCATCATTGATGCCTATGGTTTTACTTCTAAGCTGATGCTGGCAGACCATTTTGATATGGCATCCAGCAGCTTGGCTGGACGTTACAAACGCGGTGGATTTCCTGCTGACATGGTCGTGCGGTGCGTAGCTGAAACTGGCGCATCATTGGAATGGCTAGCCACTGGACAAGGTAGAAAGTTCGATGATGAAGAACTGGATATTTTGAAAATGCCGCGTCGTAAAATCGTTGACGGACTGATTTATGACGCTGGTATGTACATGCTGGATAAAGTCTCTTTTTTACCGGGTGTCCCTTTACCCACCTCTCCCATTTGTGTGTTGGAAGGTAATAACCAATTCATCGTTGATACCTCATTCACAGAAGTTTATGACGATCAATGGCTTGTAGAGATCGAGGGTAAAACGAGTATCCGCACCCTTACGCGCATTCCAATTAAGAAAGTCAGAGTTAGCGGCGTAGGTATGGCTTTTGATTGTGGTATCGACGACATAAACGTGATTGGGCGTGTTGTCCTGACGATTCAGTGATATGACCGTAAGAAAACTCAGTGATGGCCAATGGGTTGCGGATTTCTATCCCGTCAACCGTAGCGATGGCAAGCAAGGGAAAAGAGTTCGCAAAAAGTTCGCGACTAAAGGCGAGGCGTTAGCATTCGAAAACTACACCCTCCAAAAAGTTGAGGACACCCCCTGGCTTGGAAAAGGGAAAGACAAACGCCACCTTTCAGATCTGATACATCTCTGGTTCGAGCGCCACGGGATAACCCTGCGCGATGGTGAAAAGCGCAAAAGCGCCATGCTATGGGCTGATGAGTGCATGGGTTCTCCTATGGCTACTGAGTTCACCGCGCAGCTGTTCACCGCATATAGAGCTAAAAGGTTGGATGGCCATTTTGCCCGGACAAAGCGCGTCACTCAGGTTTCGCCGCGCACAATGAACCTGGAGCACGCGTATTTCCTCGCTGTATTTAATGAATTAAAACGACTCGGTGAATGGGACGCGCCCAACCCGTTAGAGAACGTTCGCCAGTTCAGAACAGAAGAAAGTGAGATGGCCTATCTTACTGGAGAGCAGATAGACAGGCTCTTAGAAGAAAGCCGCCACAGCTCTGCTAAAGATTTGGAGATGATTGTCAGGATTTGCCTGTCTACTGGCGCTCGTTGGGGAGAGGCTGAAAAATTGAAGCGCAGCCAAATCGGTGCTGGTAAGGTCACATTTATAAAAACGAAAGGTAAGCGCAACCGCACCATCCCTCTTGACCCCGAAATTATAGCCGAACTACCCAAAAAGAACGGCACCCTATTTAGCCCATGTTACTACGCTTTCAGATCAGCACTTGAAAGGGCTGGAATTGAATTACCGGCCGGGCAGTTGACGCACGTACTCAGGCACACATTTGCATCTCATTTTATGATGAATGGCGGAAACATATTAGTATTGCAAAAAATCCTCGGTCATACAGATATAAAAATGACTATGAGGTACGCTCATTTCGCACCTAATCATCTTGAAGAAGCATTAAAACTTAACCCATTAAATTATCGCGGTGAAGAAAATGACAACAAATGATGAATCTGTTAATAAACATTTAAGAACGTACCTTGAATATTATAATACTCTAGTAAACCCCAAGTATGCTGTGTTAGTTGATGGTGAGTGGGGGGTTGGGAAAACTCACCTTATTAATGAAATCTTCAAAGAAAAACAAAAAATCTATGTAAGCCTATTTGGGTTAACAACAGTACAGGAAATACACTCAGCAGTTTTTTTTAAAATGTATCCAAATAGATCGAGAATAAAAAGATTCCTAAACTGGTTTGGGAACTCCAGTTTGAAAGCTAATGACGTAACGCTAGCAATCGGGCCATTAATTGGAAATATAGCAAATGCACTTATCAAAGAAAATGTTGACAACTCTAAACCAATCATTTTTGATGATTTAGAAAGATGTAGGATAAATCAAAAAGACATATTTGGTGCAATAAATAAATACGTCGAGCACCATCAATGCAAAGTAATTGTAATTGCTCATGATAAAAAATTACAGAAAGGTTTAACTGACAAAAAAGAAAAAATCTTCGGGCAAATACTAAAAGTTTCACCAGATGTTCAAGACGCTTTCAATCAATTTGTTAAAAGAAGCAAGGCACCTCAAGCTTTTGAATGTGTTAAAGATATAATTTACAAATCGTTCATCGCGTCTCAATGCAAATCATTAAGAGTGTTAGATTACGTAATTAATGACTGCGCAAGATTGCTACCTTATATTCCTAATTCTTTATATAAAGATAAAAGATTACTATCAGAATTATTTGTACTATTCACTGCAATAGATATAAACTTTAGATTAGGTAAGTTGACGGACAAAGATATTGAGCTAAGAAATTCTGTATATTATTACATGAAGAAAGAAGAAGATGCAAAAAACATATTTGATGAAATAAAAGAAAACTATAAAGAACACGAAGTTTATATAAATATTGATAGTGACCTAATTTCAAATGAAGTTTTAAGTAACACTATAATTAATGGATTATATATCAAGGAACAAATTCAAGACTGCATAAGTAAAAGTCGTCACTTCATGAAACCAGAGAACTATGGACCTTGGTTTACTATATTGAGCTTTGACTCATGCAAAACAGATGAGGTAGATAAAGCGTTAGAAGAACTTTATGCACGCTTTGAAAACATGCAAATTATTGAAAAAGGTGAAATCCAGCACTCCATTAATGTTTTATTTCTTTTATCAGATGCCCGCCATATAGATAAAAGCTTTGATGAAATATATTCGTTTTTTTTAGATTACGTAAAAAAATTACAGCACAATGATAAGTTTTTGCCTGCTGATCTTTTCACAGAGTACGAGCCCATTAATGACTCAGCTTATGGATATGGGTTTTGGATAAACGATTCTTATAGACATTATTCTTCGACGCTGAATAAAATATTAATTTCAAATCAAACTATTGCATTAAGGAAAAAATATCCAATATTTTTAGATGAGCTGAAGAAAGATTTAAAGGAAGACACACCTAAGTTTTGTCAAAAAATATCTAGAAATGGGATGAGAGATATCAATTTATACGGTTATATTGCCATATTGTCCGGTTTCAAACCCCATGAATTTGTTGATATGTGGCTTAGTATTGATATGACAAAGTGGCAAAGCATTAGATCAGCCCTAGTAAATCGATACTCAGGCGGTTCATTGCAGGGTGATTTACAGGATGAAGGGTCATGGATAAAGTTAGTCAAAATGAATGTTCAACATCGTGCATCAAAGGAATCTGGTATCGATAGTTTGAGAATTTCAAGGTTGTTAATGGGTCTGTAGGTTGTATACAACCTACAAAACTGTCGCAAAAGTGTCGCAGAAACTTAAGGTTATTGGCCATTATAGGTGGATATTTGTTTTCCATCTCACTGATTTTAAAGTAACTCATTGTTTTTTGGTTTCTTATCATGGTTCTCATAATCGCTTGGTCGCTGGTTCAAGTCCAGCAGGGGCCACCAAATATATCAAGGACTTAGATGAGAAATTATCTAAGTCCTTTTTGTTTTACTGAACCACAGGTGACGTAGTGGGTGAAGTAAGTTCACCGTGGGGGCTGAATGAGGCAAACACGGTATGAGTTTTTCGAAGCTACTTGATAAAAAAGTCCAATCGCGAACCCAAAGTAACGAACCTGGCGTGAAAGATTGCATCAGTCTCTATGAACTGCTGCGCGCGGCCAAAAGCCAGCATCCTCATGCCACATACTCAGACATTGCTTCCACCTTTATAAAGCTGCTGTCAAATCAATCGCGTTTGAGATTCTTCATTCTCAAAAAAGACAAAATCATTGATGTCAGTCAGATCAATTTTCAACGTGGATTGGAGTATGAAAGCAAGAAAGGAACACTAAAATTTGAGGACATGGGACGTTATCATTCAATCACTCCCAACGGCATCTTAATAGGTGTCGATGATTCTTTATCTAAGGAATCGCTCCGTACCCATGGCTTCTTAAGAACTCAAATCGCCCCACTTATCGATTTTACCCTTCCGGATGTTGTGGAAGACGAACCTGACTGGAAATCGAAGTATGAGCAGCTTGAAGCAAAGCAAAATGCTCGCACCATACCTCCGCTTTCAGGTGAAATTTATGCAATCAAGCGCGAAGAAGTGCTGATGGCGGCCCTTGCCATTCTTCAACAGAGACAAAAAAGTCATAACAAAGTGGTTATTCCAACAATAACCGTGCTTTTGAACGTACTGGAAGAAAAGGCAGCCCTATTCTGGCCTAGCATTGAAAAGCTCCCCATGGCACGTAAAAACGCATCTGAGCTCATAGGACTGGCTCTAAATCTTCTCGACCGTCCAAACCCGGACATAGAAAACCTTCGTGAAGAAAAGAAACTCAAAAGAAAAATCATTGAAAAAGAAAGGGTTGAAAAAGGTCATCCCTGACCTTCGCAAAGGTACGGGGGTAATCCCCTTCTAAATCTGATTAACTCCTTGTAGTTGCACATTATTACAGAAGGAGTTAATTCGTTGAAAAATTCAGTCACTATGTCGGATCGCATCAGCTCCATCCGCCAGCCTCAACCTCTGATTCGCATTAAAGCCATGTTGGTTCTGCTCGATTGCAGCCGTACCACCCTTTATCGTTGGGTTAAAGCAGGCATCTTTCCTCAACCACTCATGAGCCGTGGCAAAACGCTGGGCTGGACAACCAGTGCGTATGAGAACTGGCTCACGTCAAACCAGAATTAATCACGTTGCAGAGGGCTGGATATTCCAGCCCTCATTGCATTCAAGGATGAAACAGCGTGACTCCATAAAAACAACCTTCCATCACATTGCCACCGTTTGAATCATGAAAAAAAACTATAATAATCAAGAAAAAACCTTCGCTAACGAGAAGGCATTCGACTCGGTATTTAATAAGATTGGCTGGACCACCAGCACAGCCATTCACCCCAAGGGTAATTATTTTTACAAAGATATTCTTTGGCCTGTCCTACCTGCCGAACACGATCAGGATTTGGTGGTCATGAAAAAAATCTTTGATACTGTTGATAAAGTCTCGACTGCATCGCGTTTTCTGGCAGTACGGTACGACCTGCACGTCCCTGCCTATAGCGCCAATAATGCGGTGGTTGAGTACTTTCTGAAGCTACTTTTTGACAACTTAGCGCTGATCTACCCTAAATCGTTTGTTAGCTATGTTTGGGTACGAGAGCAGACAGCTGTAGAGCCACAGCACTACCATCTTCTTTTGCTGATGGACGGTAACTGTATTCGCCATCCCAATAAGCTAAACGGCATCGTGGATACATGCTGGAAGAATGCTGGTGGCGCAAGGGTATGGTTCCCAAAAAATTGCTATTACTTTGTAACTGCTAACAATTTTAAAGCTTATGCCGATCTGATGCTGCGGGTTAGCTATATGGGAAAACGTCGAACGAAAGAGTCGATTGAGAAAGGCATTGCCCGCGTTGGTAAGGGCTCACGAAAGCCCAAAAAGATCAACTCGAAAAAGAGAGCCTCACCAATCCACTCAGCCTGCCCCGTAGCAGCTACCCACCCCCAAGAGCCGCAAGAACTCGTTAACATTACCACCGAGCGCTATTCTGGCATGCTGGATAAATACTTTCTGGGTGAAGCTGCTTTACCTACATTCCTGCGAAGAAAGTCTCATTATGAACTCTATGATCAAAATAAATGGTGGACCAATTACGCCCCACGCTGGGGTAATCAACGTCATAACTACCTATTTGAGGCATTGATTACCGGCATCAGCCTCTCAGACTATGCTTCCAAATACAGACTAAGCCGACAGAGGGTCTATGCGAACTGCAGATCCGTTGGGGGGCAGAGTTTGAAGATCATTCATTGGGCATGGCACCGTTACCGTTTTTTGCAGAGTAATAGCACTTTGGATAGCTATTTAAAAAACAATAAGCTGCGCCACAAAACAGCAAGAAGACAGCTTCAGCGCAAACCAATGAGCGACTTCTGGAGTTGGCACTTTGATAACTACTATATGCAGTTTTGGCCATACAACTGGACTGTTGCAGGCTATTGCCAGCAATACAATTTAGTCCCAAGCACTGCTCGGCGCTATCTGGTCGACTTCCCATTCATCGGTCTGATTAACCCATTTTTATTGAAGCAGTGGCTGTGATCGGTGTTTAGGTAAAAAACTTGATAGCGACACTCACCGTAAAATAATCAATAAAATCAAATTACTAACATAATCCAAGTGTGGAAAAACCGATGATCACTACGGATTTAACATTATATTTCAGATAGTTAGTAAGTGATCAGTTAAAATGTTCGCCATACAGCAATGAGAAAAATACGCGCCACAATGATTCATTGATGTTCACCTGTGGTCTATGTACTCAGCCAGAAAGTGATCACTTTTATTAGTTAAAGTGATCACCTTGTAGTGGCACAGTAAATTTGGCCACAACACCATCCCACCATGTGTCACAGAGGGCGCAGGAATGTTCGTGCTGGGTACCAGCGCATTGTTCCATAGCCGCGGGACGCTGGCAGAAAATCTGGCGGAAACCCAGGCCATCACCGACGCAGTTTGATCAGACCAGAGTTAACTTCTGCCGATTAAGCATACAAAAGGCCCCATAAGGGGCCTTTTTGGCAGCCAGATGTCTTGGCTTAAAAACGGTTTCTCTCGATCGATAGCTCGACCTGAGCAACCTGTGCGGCACAGTGACCAGCCTCTTTAATGCAAGCAATACGATTTCTGATTTGCTCCTCTTCCCCCAGAAATGCGGTCATGCTGGATAAATTCAGGGCGAGATACCGTCCATCGACTGAACTTATACCCTGGTGCCGGAGCTGCAACAACAGGTTCATAAAGGCTTCATCCTTCACGATCAGACCATTGACCCATTTCTGGACGACGTCCTCACCGCTAATATCACGCCATGCCCAGATATACGCATTCAGTAGGGGGAAATCTACCAGCCTGTTGGTAATGGCTGGGCTCTTCAGCCTGTCAGAAAGCGCATCTCGTACGGTGTCCACTTTCTCCAAATCCATCCACATCTCTAGCTGATGTTCCGCTCTGTCTCCCGCCCTCCCGTGTTGCCACAGCAGGTGACGGACATATTCCGCGATCCAGTACCAGGCCCGACCGTTTCTGGCTTGATCTGTCAGAAATGTCATGGTCTCAGTTTCATCCTCCCGTAACATCCGGCGGATCAGCCGGTCAGCCACGCTGTAGGTGTCCAGATCATGCAGACCAAGCCACTCGTTATTCACCCTGTAGCGTTCCAGCATGTCATCGCCGGAGTTAAAGAAGAATTGCAGCAGGCCGCGACATTCTGCCGTCGTTCTGCTCTCAACCAGGGGTATCGTCAGCTGGGCCAGAATATGCCCAAACCAGGTTCGGGTAGATAGTTTCTTGCTCTGGATATACCCGAGCAGGCGGTTCGCGAGTTCCTGCTGTAATTCCGGCTTGCTGGCAAGCTCAAATAGTTCCTCAAAAATCTTCGGTTCAAGGACATTCTGGGGAGCAGAGAAGGCAAAGTAGTAGCGCCAGTAAGCCTGGCTGCCCAGTCGCTTACCGGCGGTCAGTACGGCACTTTGCTCCACTCCGGTTCTGGAAAAGAGCGTGACCGGGAGCTGCGGCAGGCCACCAGATATTCCTGGTACCCATTCACTCAGTGTCAGTACAGAATGTGCGCGGGTCGGGAAATACAGCTTCAGGTGCATCTTCAGGCTATCAGTCAGTGCCTGCTGTTCCTCATCACTGACACTCCCATCACCGGACTCCACCACGGCCCGTTCAGACAGGTATTCCTCCACCCAGTCATACAGGCTCGGATTCGTGGTACGCAGCAGCAGCAGGAAACACAGATCCGGAAAATACACGTAGTCCCGCATACCCCGGCGATTGCAGATAACCTGTCTACAGGTACCAACACGCTCAGTCCGACTGTTAATAATGATCCCTGACCTATTTTTATTGTGAGTATGATGATGACTGATGCCACAAATGAAGTTGCTGCACAGGCACTTCAGATATTGAAAGAAAAACTCCATGCCTGGCGTGATGGACCCGATTCGGCCTGGCGCTCAACCTGGCCCGTGTTTGAAAGACTGATAGCTCGTCACGATGAGATGAAACCTGTCTAAGCCGAACTGCAGGAAAAGCATGTCATCGGATGCCAACTCTGGAACTTTCTTGAACAGGGCATTTTTGCAGGGGCCTTTGCCACGGCAGATAATCACGCAACCTTACGTGAAGACTACAATGAGCTTCAGTCCCTGAATGAGGACATCTCGGGCACGGCTTTGCTGCTGGAAGCGATGCTCCGCCGCAGAAGTGACATACTTATTTGGTGGTGCCAGATTATGGCCCGATTACTTCATTGCTTACCTTCAGTAGCCAGTCATTTTCTGCCTTGATGCGGGCGTCAATTTCACGCTGGTGCTGTTCCTGGCGTTTCTGATTGTCCTGCTGGCGCCTGGTGGTGCTGTTCTTTCCTGCTGATAGATCCCCCAGCAGGTCATCAACGCCGCTTACCGCTGCGGCAGCTGCTTCAGGGCTTCCGGCAGTCGGTACAGGGTTATTGTAGTCATAGGCGTTAGCGGCTCCAGCCACCAGCACCAGCGCGATCAGTAATTTTCTCATCAGTACGTTGCCGCGCGGGCTGCGCGCGCCTCCTGTTCATTCTGCTGCGCCTTCCATGCGTCGTGATCCCGGGTTACCTTCTCTGCTTCTTGGATGCCTTCCACCATTTTACGGGCGCACGGGATATCACCGCGCAGGTTCCGGAATTTGAGCTCCTTCCGGATAATCGCCAGCTCATAGGTGCTTTGTTTTCCGTATGCCCAGCCAGCACGGTGACACAGACCGTCGTTATCCATCATCACGGCATCACGCCCCAGGCTTTCGCCGTACTGCTTAGGGGTCGGCTGCGCACAGCCAGCCAGGGACAGCGCCAGCGCTGCCATAATCAACTTTTTCAATCTGCCTTCCCTTTGGTATTCCGATCGTCAATTTCTGCCAGGGTGGCTAATCGCCAGGAATAGCCCTTATAGCTCTTGTTTCGTTCCGGCTTGGCGATGCAACGCGATACGCCACGGTTATCGAATCCCGCCGCTAACATCTGCTGCTTCCCAGCCAGATATACCGTTTCGCCCGTGGAAAGGTTTGTACCTATCACTGGCTTAATCTTTCGTTGCTGCATTGCCTGTAGGCTGTCACACCATTGCTGATTATCCCGGCGAGCCTCTATGGCCTTACGGTGATTCTCTTTAAATGTTTCCGTCGTTCGTGATTTGCGGACGGCAGCAGCGTGTCGTTCACAGAAACCGGGGTCAGAATAACGCTGTGCGGCTGCTGCGCGCATCTTTGCCCGAAATTCAGGTGTAAGCCTTACCATTTTCATCGTGGCCTCTGCGCGACACTGAAACTCTGGGTCGGCATTCCTGGCCCGCACAATAGCAAGCACCTTAGCCCGTATTTCTGGGTCAGAATGTAGGTTTTCCAAATGCTGGCGGTGCTGTTCTTGCCATTCTTGGGTTTCCACCATGCGCCGCATTGCTGCCGCGTGGTTGATGTGAAATTGAGGGTTAGCCCGTGTCTTAGCGAACCGCTTTAGTCTCGCTTTGCAATATTCCGGGTCTGCTTCCAGTCGATCACGTGCCGCCTGATTATTAGCAATCCATACCGGATCTTCGCTGCGCGCCTTCATGGCGGCAATATAATGCCGCTCATAGACCAGCCCGTTAACTTTACCGTCAAGATTACACATCAGGACAAAGGCCAGCGACATTTTGCCGCCGTGAACTTCCGCCAGCAGCCGATGGGCAATGAAGTGTTCCCGATGCGTCAGATAGACCATGTTATCAGCCTCATCGCCACCATCCAGCGCGCGGGGAATGATGTGATGATGTGCATAGCCCTTGCGTTTGTTCGTGCTGGTGGTGAATGGTAGTTGCCCGCGCGATCGTGCGCGGGTGATAAGAGCGTCATAGACACGCTGATGATTCATGCCAGTTACCATCCGTTTGAGCTGGCGCGCTTGGCTTCAGTTCGCTTCCAGGCTTCAGCAGCTGCGCGGCTGCTTGAGCTCCAGCTATGTGAGCAGGCCAGGCACTCACATTTGACGCTACGCGGCATCTTATCGATCGCCCTTACCTCATCCGAACCGCATTTAGGACACAGCAGCGGGCGGATGTATTCGCTGATTTCTACGCTCATTTCTTGCCAGCCTTTCTGCGGTAAACCCGGTACCCGATGAAGGCCAGGACAGCCACCAGCAGCGCATCAATGATCGGCTGGTTTCGCACGAACCGCGTCACGGTATCCCATGCGGATTTAACGCCACTCACCGCGCCTTGATTCAGCGCTTTCCAGTGCGTAGACCATGCTGCTGTAGTATCCCAGCGGCGCGACTCAGAAATCCCCTTGCTATCGCTTACGCTAATCCATGCGGTTGAAATACAGGTCACGCCAGCGCCGATATTCTCCCCGACAATTTGATGATTCTGCGGATTAGCAGCCTCGTACAGAATCCATAAGCCACCGTTTGGGTAAGTGCAGTGATAATCACCACGATAAGGATCAGCACCGCGCACCAGCGTCTTAATGCTGGTAGTCACTTCACCTTGACGTAAATCACCCAGCGATCCCATATAGATCACTTCCTGGGTACTGAAATCAAACAGCCCGCCTTCGTCGCTGGTGTACGGCTGGCGGCTGATATCTTCAGCGATTTTTGTCAGTACAGCCGGCTCCCCTTTCGGGAGGTTTTGCAATTCAAAAGCGTGCGCAACGCCAGCCACCAGCAAAGAGGCGGCAATAATAGCCTTCAGTTTCATTGGTATTCTCCGGAATATCCCCGCCGATGATGGCGGGGTGGTAAATCATCAGTGCATCGCTACACAAGAGCCGTACCACAGCGAGTGATTCCCCGCGCTTACTTCCACTTTCTGCCCATCAAAAAAGATGGTGTCTGGTGTGGAGTCACCGAAAGTTACCGACGTGCTGATAATTCTATAAACCTGGTTAGCCGACTGGCTAAAACCCCCAACAGATAAAAACTGGCTCGCCAGCATGGCGTTGTTCTCGTCGGCGATCAGGGTAAACTCACTCTGCCCGCCGTCATTATTCAGGGACGTGCATTTGTAGACGGTAGCCGCGTGTGCCTGGGCTGCACTCGCCACCAGTACGGCGGCGGCGATCAGGATTTTCAGTTTCATCACTCAATTTCCCCGTTACTCAGATACAGACTGCCCATGATTTCCTGCGGTTCGTCACCAGACAGCACCACACGCTGGCCTTTGTGCAGCTTCGCCACGGCGGCTTTAGCTGCTGGGACGGTTGCAGCGAAAACAGCAGCAGCAACGGCGAGTTTTACGAAAGCTGAAAATTTCAT